CAGTTTGAAGCAGAAAAGGCTCAAGCAACACGTAGCCAGCAGATTTTGGCAAAGGCAAAGGAGTATGGTATTCCCGAAAACTACGCCAAACGATGCGCCATTAAGGACGATGAGGACTTGGACGCATACTTCAAGGACTTGAAGCAGGAGTTTGCGAATGACGGCTTTAAGGGTGTAGTTCCTCCAGATACAGCAAAAAAAGAACTGGAGAATGAGACTCAGGCGTTTGCGAAAATGATTGCAGACGACACTAAAGAAATTGTAGAACAACAAAAACAGTGATTTTATGGCAGCAGGATTTAAGTATAATCTTGAACCGGAAGTTGAGCAGGAAGAACGCTACGACGTAGAAACCGGACGCAGACGCAGAGGTCCGTACAAGTTGGACACAACCAACCTCGTTGTCGGCTCGTACTTGCCCTCATTCACACCGATTGCAGCTGACTTGGTGAAGAAAACATCCCAAGTGGCTATCCGTGTGGAAGTATATGAGAAGTTTACAACAGGCTCCAATACCACATTGAAAATCAAGAAACGTTCTTTGGCTTACAAAGGTATGCACTTGGGTAACGGTGCGCATGGAGCGACAATCAACGCTATTGACAAGGCTGACAAAGCTTTTGATAAGCTGACGTTAGCGGCAGACTTTGGAGAAAATCTAGAAGCTGGAACAGTTCTTTACGAAGCGACAGCCGCAGACGGTACAACGCCCAAAGTTATCGCAAATTCAGCTCTGTATGAAAGGAAGCAGGTAGAGGATGGCATAGTATTGGTTTCCCTTTTGATGCGTGCGTTTGAAATCGAACCGACCAAGCTGGTAATGCCTTTCGCAGATATTGACAAGGCGAATATGCCGCACTTCCAGTTTAACGCTTTGGATGTCAAACAAGAAAAAGAAGCCGTATCTATTCCTAAGGCTTCTTCTAGTCAGGACGGTTTGATGAGTAAGGAAGATAAAGCCAAATTGGATGGGGTTGCAGCACAAGCTAACAAGTATACTTTAACAGCAGCTACGACTTCTGCTTTTGGAGGTGTAAAGCAGGCAGCCAAAGTGAATGATGCATCTGGTACGGTGTCGGTAGAAAACTTTAACGGATTATTGACAGCGTTGAAAAACGCAGGTATAATGGCAAAATAAAGAAAGGAGGACTAATATATGATGCTAACTATTCATACATTGTTTAATGACCCGAACATTGTAAATGCAGTGATTCAGCGTGTCCTCAAGACAAGAAAGGACACAATTTATTGGCAGCAGTATTTGGGCTTCCGTAGGACTACTACTCGTGTATTTAAAGACTACATCGGTCAGGTTACTGGCGTGATGGCTGGTTCCATCAACTCCCGTTATGGCGAAAAGCCTATCCGTGAACGCAGGAATATCGGTTCCGGATATGGTGAGATTGCCTATTTGGGTGACCGCTATCAAATCTCAATCGACCGTTTGTCTGACTTGCAGGACTTGATAGATAAGTATAATGCCGCCAAACCGGAAGACCAGAAAGCAGCCATGCGTGACATCGTGGACTTCATCTATGACGATTACCGTCAGGTATTGCTGGCACCGCACAAGCGTATGGACATTATCGTAGGCTCTCTGTTGATGACTGGAGCAGCAAGCGTGAAGAACAAGGACGACAATGCCGGAGGAATTGACTTATTGAACATCGACTTGCCGTTTAAGTTTATCAAGCCGGACACAGAGGATAAAGACTATTTCGTCACTTACTTGCAGCAGAAACTGAATGAGCTGAAATCTATTTACGGCACATTCCCCAAGATGATTATGAGCCGTGGCACATTCATCAAGAATATTATCGGTTCAAGTGAATTTGGAGATAAGTTCAAAATGCAGCTTACAGGCAATGAAATGTATATGTCTACCGGGCTTATCACCTCGCAACTGGCTTCTACCATTTTTACAGGTATCGGACTTCCGGCTATTGAAATCAAGGAAGATTATGTGGTAGACCAAACAGGTAAGAATATCCCCATTTATGCAGATGGTCGTATTTCCCTGCTTCCGCAGGATAAAATCGGTTATATGCGCTTCCACACTCCTTATGAAGCTGTGGATGGTGTACCGGGACGTAATTACACTCAGGCAGATGGCGATATGCTGATTTCAGGTTACAAGGACGGCAATGGTCGCTATCTGGAATACACAGCCGAATGGATTCCGCAGATTGCGAACCCGAACCTGATTGTGAACTTCGATTTGAGTGAGATGAACGCATGACAGTAAACGATTATATATTACAGAAGTTTCAGACCTTCGGCGTTAACTTGTCGGAGGCTGACCTTTTCGATATATGTCTGAACGCAAAGATAAGCGGAGGGGGTGAGATGAACGAGGATTGCCAAACACGGGTGTCGGTGGCAATTGCGAAGTTCATCCCCTCTCTATTGCTTCGTGCCACTTCCATCAGCGAAAGCGGTTTTTCTATGTCTTGGAACATTCAAGGCATTAAGGATTACTATTCATTTCTGTGTAAACAGTACGGTTTGAAAGACGAACTGGGTAACAAACCTAAAGTGACTTTCTTATGATATTCGCTCCACACATATTGCAGGTAAAAGTTATCACTCCAATGGATAAGGATGAGTTTGGCAGACCTATTCCCGGAACAGGTGGTGAAAGCTGGCAGGAGGTGTGCAAATGCCGTTGTGATGATAACACAACCAAAGAGTTTTCATCTGATAACGGCTCTGTGTATCGTCCGAATTATCATGTGGTGTGCGAGAAGAGAATCACTGTTAAGGCAGGCGATGAAGTACGTTGCATGGATGGTGATGGCGTAAGAGGTCAAGGCGAAGTCTACACGGTAAAGAGTACAAACTACTTTAACTATTCGGAATTATGGATGTAGATTTCGATTTCTCAGATGTCGACTCCTTTTTCGATGAAGGAGAATGGGAGGTCGAAAAGAAGATGATTGATGTAGGCGATGAAGCCGTGAAGTACGCAGAGGAACATGGGGATTATCAAGACCATACACTCACTTTGAGAACGTCCAATGATTACGATGTCAATAAAGACGGTTTAACTCTGAAAAATGAAGCGGAATACGTATCATTCGTAGAATCTAAAGGGTATGATGTTTTAAGTGGTGCCGCTCTTCATGCGGAGAAACGATTAAAAGAAGAATTTGAAAAATGAAAAAGTACATTAGCACAAAACAGATTGAAGCAGAACCTATGACATTAGGCGAAGCTTGCCGTAAAGGTTTGGTAAAAAGTGAAATAGGAGAGCATGAATCTTGCAAGCTTGGATATCACACTCGTGCTGAATATGGCTATGAAAGTTGGTCACCCAAAGAACTGTTTGAAGAATCATATCGAGAAGTCAAGGAAGAAACTCCTATCTGTTTCGGTGATGCTATCGAAGTGTTAAAACAAGGTGGGGCTGTTCGTAGAAGTGGTTGGAACGGTAAAGGTTTGATGGTATTCAAACAAGTGCCAGCTCATATCGAAAGCGACATCATCCCTAAGATGCAATCGCTTCCCCAATCGGCAAAAGACCTTATTCTGAAAGGTAAGGGATTTATTGACTATACAAGCCAGTGTCTTATCTACAACGAGAATACCGGACGCGCTGATTCATGGGTTCCGTCTATCAGTGATGTATTTGCAGAAGATTGGGAGATTGTGGAATGATAGTAACTACCGACATAGGAAACATTCTCTACCGGGATTGCAAGGCTTTCGGAATAGCCATAGTGCCGGACGGGGAAACGCTGACGGGTGAATTGACCTCTGAAAGAATCGTTATCCATACGAAGAAACAACAGCCGGGAAAGTATTGGAAGAAATCTTTTGCAGAAGTGAATCTATGTGTACCCAATTTAAGCGAGAATGAAGCGAACACAATCCGGCTTAACGAACTTGAAAGAAAGGCTGACAAGCTGCTTGATGATGTAGTAAGCACCTATGACGGTACAACCTATCGTTACTCTATCGAATCAATTGGCGCGGAAGCGGATGCAGCTTTGAAATGCCATTACGTGAATGTGAGAATTTTATTTGAAGTAATAAATGTAAAACTATAAGATTATGATTTCAGCAGTAGGAATAAAAAGAATCTTGTTTGCCGACATTGATAAGGTAACGGCAGACATTACCCCCGAAATCGCAAAGACTTTGATTCAAGCCGCTATCAAAGCGAAAGATGAGGTTTTGAATGTACACGGGGAAACGTGGCAGATTGAGGAAACGGAAGCCTCTGTCACCGGGTACAAGAACCAATTAACGGGAAAGAATTACCGTTACGATGATGTGCCGGGAGAAGTATCGCCCGCTTTCTCTATCGGACAATATGACTGGAAGACCAAGAAAGCGTTCATGGGTGGCGATGTTATTCAGGCAACATCTAAAGATGTAGGTTGGAAGCGTGCTTTGGATAAAGTTATTATCAACAAAGCATTGTTCTGTCTGACCGATGATGATGTCTGGTTCATCTTCCCAAAATGCCGTATTGTTTCCCGTGAAGCCAATACGGATAAGGCAATTGCAATCGCTGTAAAAGGCTTGGTGCAGGAACCGGGAATCGAAGGTGTTTCTTCTGAGTATAACTATGAAGAAGGGCAGATTAAAGCTTTGCAGGCATGAACTACAGTAACCATTGTACCTACTCCTTCCGATGCGACCGTAAAGCTGGACGGTGCAACGGTCAAGTCAAAGCAGGTGAATGCTGGGGCTACCGTTCACTATGAAGTGTCGAAAGTGGGGTACGTCACTCAGTCAGGAGATATTAAAACCACTCCTTCTGAAGTTGATACCACTCTTAAAAAAGAGATAACATTGGTAAAAGCACAAGAGTGATAACCGGGGGATGGATATATACCATTCCCCCTTTTAGTTTAAGAATATGAATCAAGCAGCAAAAACGGTTTCTGATGCTTTGTTAGGGCTGGATTTCATGAATGTGGAGATAGGAGGGATGGTTTATACCATTAAACCTCCTACAATTAAAATTATCTGTCGTGCCATTCATCATTTTTCCAATATCGGCATGACTGGAGATAATGTCATGGAAGCTATTAAAGAGCTTCCTGAAGCTACTGAAGATATGCTGAAAGGTATTTCATGCTTCATCTGCGGGAATGATAGTTTGGTCAAAGAATTGGAGAACGGCACTTTTGAAGAAGTCAAAGATGCCTTGGAAGTCTGTTTCTCTATGATGGATATTTCGGCTTTTCAGTGTGTCAGCTCGATGAGGAACGTGTCGATGCTGGCAGCAAGACCGAAACAGTAGGAAACACAACGTTCTTCGGGCAGATAGCCCATTTGATTGACACGCTGCATCTGAGTTATACAGAAGTGTTTGAGATTATCCCTTATCGGAATCTGCTGATGATGCAACGGGATAAACTTCATACCGTAAGTGGTCAAAAGGTGAATAGAATCAGCGGTAAGGAATTGGCTAATCGTAGGAAAAAGAAATAGATATGGCGAAATTATATTGTTTAACTTTTAAAATTTTAAGCTGAATCAAAAGAAGAAAAAGTTTAGATGATTTATCGGCACAGAGATGGAGATTAGCGCAGACTAACATTTCTGATGCAAGAATGAAGAGAGTTAATGCCGCATATCGGAAGTATGCTGGCAATATTCATTCTCGTGTAGGTAATTTCGGTGAATTAACCGACAGACAGTACGCCCGTAAGTTCTCGCGTAGGTCTTATGTGGGGCTGAATGGTGAGTAAAGAAAAAGCCGGAGAAATCCGGCTTTAACTAAATAACTTTATCATGAGTAGGATCGTAAGTCATTTCTCTATTCTTTTTTTCTATACGAAAATCTTTTATTTTTGATGAAAGTGATTTTTCTAGAGTTTGTTTTGCTTTGCGGTACGTACCATCGTTTGATGGATGCCGCGAACTAACAATAGCTCCTATAACTTTTTTATCTTTTAAATACCCTTGATTGTAGAATAAGTTCACTGTATTGCCAATTTGCGTTACAGCATGTGCTATATCTGTTCCCTTTAGTTCTACAAAAATATAAATACAATTGGAAGGCGAAGTTGGTGTATATACAAATAAATAGTCACACTTTCTATGTTTCGATGAACTGTCAAAATAACCGTCAATTTTTATTTTGTCAACTTCAGAAACCTGCTTAGATACAATAGTGAATTTACTTTTATTCTCGCCAACAGTGAAACGTGAAGTACATCTACATTTAGATAACTTATATTTGTCATCAAAAGATGTAGTGTCCGTAAATTGAGTTTTTCTTTCAAAGCATTTACAACCCATCTCTTTCGATATTACAAAGTTCATCAAAAATATGTCCTAGTTCGTTGGACGCTTCGTCAATATATTCTGCGCCTAAAGATTTAATGTCAGTATCTCTTATGTCTTTAACAGTTCCATTTGAATGAAAGAAATAAGAAGATACATCATCAAAATCAATCAGAGCCATTGAGGGAATGAGTTCTTTTATTTTAGGTAAAACAAGTTTTTTGTTGTTGCTTTTCTTTAATACTTCTTGTGCAAATATTAAATTATCTACTACTGATAATACATAAGGGCTGTGTGTTGTAATCACAATACTTCCATTTGACTTTCTCATTTTTCTCATAATCCAATCAATTAGGAAATGTTGAGTAGAAGGGAATAAATTTAATTCTGGTTCTTCTATAACTAACATTTGTTTTTTCTTGCTTTCAACATACTGATTAAATACAGTCCATAGGGGAATGATTGATTGAATTCCACTTGAAGCTTGGGATAACTTTAATTCCTTATGCTCATTTGTTAAATATATAGTATCGCCATTATTATTAAAAGATACTTGAATATTTAGTATGTCTATATCAATATTTTTGTATTGCATTCTAGCTTTTTCATATAAACTTCCAAAATCCTTTATACAATCAGGAATACTAGCTCCTGCCTGTAATAAAGAGAATATGCTATTAGAAAATGTTGAAATTAACAATCTTTCAGCTGGTATGTATACAGGAATACACTCTTCATAAATGACGCTCATCAAAAGTGGCTTAATGAAGTTTGAGAAAAATGCATTTTCTTTCTTTAGCTTATCGTCTTTTATGGAATTTTTTAGAGCATCTATTAAATCTTTTAATGACGATTCACTTTCTTTTTTTTCTATAAATTTTAATATGAAATCATAGGACTCAGATGTGTTAGCCATCTCCATGAGATCTGCATCTTTATAATTACTATGGAATTTATTTAATTCTATTTCCCAAATGTATTTTTCATTACGATATTGAATTTTTGTGGATGAATCGAATGAAAAATTTATATTGTATTTTTCTAATAAGTTGGTGAATGCTTTAAAGTTTCCTTCTTTGATAGCCCAAAATATAGAATTGTTGAATATTGCGATAAGCTTTGCAATTGTACTCTTTCCACTTGATGTATGACCGATAAAAAAATTATATTTTTTTATTTCAATATCAGCAGATTTTATAGCTCCGAAATTTATTACTTTTAGATGTGCCATTTTAATGATTTTGAGTCGTTTCTTAAAAATAAGAAAATATTCAGCAGCAAATATAGCTATAAAATTATAGTTATAACAAATAATGCCTTCTTATTCTCATTGAACAAAGAGATTATGAGTAAAGTTCTGGATTTTGGTTTTATAATTTTTCCGCTAACTTCTTAATATCATCCTTACTATTGATAACGTGAGTGCTATCTCCTATGCGAACAGCTCCTATAACTTCATCGGAAGATTTTTCAAAAAGGTCTGAAACTTGAACATTCAAAGCAGATGCTATTCGTTCTAATACTTCTACTGAAGGATTGCCATTTATGTGTTGACTTAATCCTACTCTGGATATTCCCATCTTATCAGCAAGCTCTTGAACAGTTGTTCCTTGCTCTTTTATAACTTCTTTTATTCGTAAAGCCATAACTATTCTAAATTATATTTTGTGCAAATATACATACTTTTAAATATGTAAAGCGATAGCTATTCTTAAATTGAGTTAATGTAAAGCGAAATATTTCTATTTTGTTTGATTATTTAAAGTGAACGGTTTACATTTGCATCGTGGTTATAAAACGATAGATATATGAAACGCTACAACTTATCTCAAATAACGAAAGACGCTCACCGCTTCTACAATAGCCGTTCAAGAATGGGCAGAACTTTTGGCGAATGCCTGAAACTCGCTTGGCGTTGGGCGAAAGACGCTATCAAGTTTGCAGAAGAAAGAGAAGTTAAGATAAAGGCTATGTTAGCCAACCAGAAGCCGGTAGAGCGTACATCTTACAATGATAGTAAGATTACTTGGTCTGACTGCTACAATTCAAATAGCCGTGGGTATATGGGTTCTCAATATTGTGGTGATTAAAGTCAGAGCAAAGTAGAAATGAAATAACTCAAAATATAAAGATTATGGAAACAATAGAACTAAGAGAAAGCGATATGTGCAGAGCTAAGAATCTCAATCGCAAAAACGGTTACGGCTTGGATAGCAAACAGATGATGCACCTTATTAACAATCATAAGAAAGGTGATGCGTACAAGCGTGCTTTGATAGAGTTTCGCTTGACTGATATAAACTTTCATCGTGAAGTCGAAATGCTAATGAACGGCAAGTATGATGAATTGAAAAAACAAGTAAAACAGTGGTAAGCAAAGAACGCACCACCTTCACAGGCAACGCGCTCGAAATAGTATAAACACATAAATATAACGAATATGAGAACAGAAATTATTAAAATGGAAAATTCTTCTTCATGTGAAATTGATTTGATTGAAGTAAGAGATGGACAAGCGGTAACCTCTTCATTGGTGGTTGCCAAGTATTTTGGCAAAGCACATAAAGATGTATTAAGGGCTATTAAATCATTGGATTGTAGTGAGTTATTTAACCAGCGCAATTTTGCGCCCGTTGAATATGTCGATAAAAAAGGTGAAAAAAGACCCATGTACTATTTAACTCGTGATGGGTTCACCTTTTTGGCTATGGGGTTCACTGGCAGGGTGGCTGCACAATTCAAAGAAGCGTACATTAACGCCTTTAACGAAATGGAAGAAATGCTCCGCAAGAATGATTGCACCAAGTATGCTGAAAAGATATTCAAATCCGAACTGAATTGTTTCAATAAACGGTTGAAAGAAACAGCAGCAAAAATAAGAAGAGAGAATGGGGTCGGATTTGGTATTTATGGTGAGATACAGGCAGGCGTATATGATTGCGACAAATTGCCTTTCCAAGAAAGATTGCGCAATATATTTGCCCAAATAAGCAATGCCTATGTAGAAAGTTATTATTTGGCAGGACACTATATAAACGCTGATAATCAAAACAAGCAGATACGCAAGTTGATTTCTGATTTTGAAGGGAAACTGGTAGAGGGATTTAGAATATATCCAAGCATATAAATACGATTATGAACTTCAAAACAAGACCACCGCCAATAATTGCTACCAAATGAGAGATTAAAAACATAGTTATAAATCAAAAACAACAAGAAAATGAGTAAACGATTTGCTATCGCCATTTTACCCAAAGAGAAACAGCAGGGGGGGTAAAGTACGGTTTAAAGATTGAAAAACCTTCAGCATTGGGTAATGTGTATGGATTGACCGAAGAAGAGCTGAAAGAACTTCGTGGATTGATAGACAATGTATTGACTAAATAAGTATGAAACATATGAAAACGAGACCACCACCAAAAACTTCACGACAATGAAACGATTGTCGTGTTATGGTAAAATAAAAATCTCTCTCTTACACGATTATATAATAAGTTTGCAAACAGAAACAACGCAGCTATCCTCACAGCTGAAAATATAACCCCGCCATTGGTAAGAAGTGAGGAGCTTGCCTTTGGTGGGGTCTAATTTTTTAAACTGTGTAAAAGTATGAATAATATTCAGATTTTCCAAAATGAGCAGTTCGGAAAAGTAAGAATCGCGATGAATGAGAGTAATGAGCCTTTGTTTTGTTTGGCAGATGTTGCAAAAGCCCTTGGGTATAGCAGACCTGCCGATGCTGTAAATCAACACTGTAAAGGGGTCGTTATTTTGCCGACCCCCACAAATGGCGGTGTACAAGACATAAAGTACGGCAAGGAAAGCGAGGTTTATCGTTTGACTATGAAATCTAAATTGCCGGATGCCGAAAAGTTCCAAGATTGGGTTTGCGATGAAGTTTTGCCCTCAATCCGCAAACATGGTGCATACATGACCAGCGATACACTTGAAAAGGCTTTGACCTCACCCGATTTTCTGATTCAGCTTGCAACCAACTTAAAAGAAGAAAAACAGAAGCGTATCGAAGCCGAACAGAAGATTCAGAAAGATGCACCTAAAGTCCTTTTTGCCGATGCCGTTTCAACTTCTCAACGTTCTTGCTTGGTTGCTGAATTAGCAAAGATACTGCAACAAAATGGAGTGAATATCGGTCAGAACCGTTTGTTTAGCTGGATGCGCGAGAATGGTTATCTTTGCCAAAAGGGTGACTACTACAATCAGCCAACGCAGAAAGCTATGAAATTGGGGCTTTTTGAATTGAAGAAAACCACCATCACCAAGCCGGACGGCTCTGTATTGGTCACTACTACTACCAAAGTGACTGGTAAGGGGCAAATTTACTTCGTAGAAAAGTTCTTAGGTAAAGATGCTGCTTAAATAATAATGCGCACCTCGTTAAGTCGGGGTGCGCTATTAGTTACTTGGGAATAACTGATATAAAATCCCAAATAGGATTATTTGATATAGAAATAATCATTCCTTTTTCAGAAATCAGTTCATTTAATTTTTTATTATTTTCATCACTAAAAGAGTCTTCTCTATTTAATATAGACATTTCTTGTTTGCAGATAGATTTGAACCTCTGAAACATGATGAAATCTGCAATATTGACAGCTATAAATACCGCCAATATTGTGATAACTGCATACTTTATCCTTTTTTTCATATTGTATAATTGTTTTAGTGACAAAACTACCCCAAAAACATATTCCGTCAAACTTTCTCACGACAATTCTTCCATTGTCGTTCTTTTGCAATCTCTGAAATAGCAAAATAAGTTTCCAATATTTACCTTCACAATTATTTTACCACAATAGCCCGATTGTTGCATATTTCACTGAAAATAATCATCTTAAAATTTGGCTATGCCGTAACTTTAACAAGAAAAATGGACTTTAAAGGAGATATTTCAGGATTGGAAGAACTTATCCGGCAAGCGGAAGATGAGTATTACTCAAAACTTATTGAGATAGGTAAGAATTGCATTCGCATTGCGCAAAACGCTCGTGGTAGTAATGGATTGAAAGAATATCAGAATCATACTTTCAACTTGCGTAATGCTCCGGGGGCTTGCGTTGTGAAAGATGGGCAAATAATATGGATGGAAGTAGTAGCTGACACTTCACATCCTGAAGCGAAAAGCGAAACGGAAAATCTACTAATCTATTCAGAGAAGCCAAAAGACGGGCTTTATTTGGCGGATGGTATGCCTTATGCTTCATTCGTTCGTTCAAAAGGGTATGATGTATTAGATTCAGCAATATTATATGCAGGTAGACAAATAGAAAAAAAATTATAGATATGGCAGGCATTATTTCAAATGTAGACAGTGATGTTCAGAAGTTGCGCAAACTGAAGAACGAGATAGAAAATGTCAAAAAAGCATTGATGGGTATTAATATTAAAGTGGATATTGATATAGCGAAAGGATTGCAATCACAACTTACCTCTTTGCTTGGGCAATATGATGTATTGGTGGATAAGATTGCGGCAGCGGAAGGAAAGATTATGCTTTCTGTCAGTCGAATCAATAAAGCAACCGAAAAGATTGTCAAAGCACAAGAGGTTGTATCTAAACCTACGGCTGATCCGGCACAGAATGGAGATGCTGCAAGGCAAACAAATACGGCTGAAACGGAAAGTGTTCGGGCGCAAGCAAAGGCTTATGATGATTTAAAAACCGAAATAAACGGCATTCTTGGCACAAGAGAAGAGAACATCAAACGAATGGTAGAGGAAATGAACGCTATCCGTTTGATTAATGCCGAAATCAAAAAGATAACAAAGTCGCAAGGTGAGTATTCTTCTTTGTCCTCTGCGCAAAGAAAACGGCTTGAACAACTGAACAACTCCCTGCTGACACATAAGGAGGCTTTGGCAGAGGTACGGCAAACTCTGAACAATAATGTCAAGTTGGATAATGTTGCCGCCACTTCTATGAAAGGACTGTCGCAGTCTTTGTCAAGGATGAGAATTGCTTATCGTGAACTGACGGAAGAAGAGCGTAATTCTCCTTTTGGAAAAGAACTCCTTGCTTCTATCAATCAGGCTGATGCAAAAATTAAGGAGCTTGATGCGACAATAGGCAACCACCAACGCAATGTAGGTAATTATGGCAAGCAGTGGAACGGACTTAGTATGTCTATCCAACAAGTAGGACGCGAACTTCCTTCTTTGGCTTACGCTCCGAAAGTGTTTTTTTCTGCCATTTCTAACAACCTTCCAATTTTAGCCGATGAAATTAAGCGTGCACGTATCGAATATGATTTGTTGAAAAAATCGGGGCAGTCTGCTACTCCGGTGTGGAAACAGGTTGCCTCTTCTTTATTCTCATGGCAGACTGCATTAACGGTTGGTATTACATTGCTTACTCTTTATGGCGATAAGGTGGTGGATTGGGTTGCAGGGCTGTTTAATGCTAAGAATGTCATGAAATCTCTTGTTGATATTCAACAACAACTAAATGACGTTCAATTAAAAGGAGTTCAAAATGCTCAATCCGAAATAACAAAGTTGGAATTATTATATAAAGCTACTCAAAATGCTTCAAAGCCTATTCGTGAAAGAAAAAAAGCTGTTGATGAGCTACAAAAATCATATCCTGATTTCTTCAAAAATCTTTCAGAAGAAGAAATTCTAACGGGAAAGGCAGCTGACGCTTATGCAAGACTTACTTCTTCGATTATTGCATCTGCACGTGCGAGGGCTGCACAGGATAAAATGACAGAGAATGCTAAAAAAATATTGGAAAATGAGGCTAAAATAACAGAAGAATATGCTAAAAGAGAAAATGCACAACTAAAACTTGACAAACAGATTGAATTAAGAAATAAAATAGACAGAGAGGCGAATCCCGATATGTATGCAGGTCAACAAATGATGGTTGGTGCAGCTTTGGGTAAGGTCGAAGAAATAGATGAAGGCATTGCTAAACTTAGACGTGAAATATACGAGCTAAATAAATCTCAAAATGAATTAGCACAAAACATAGATGTTAATGATTTGATATTCAACCCGAATGAAGATTCTTCAAAGATTGGTGAAGAAGAAAGGAAAAGACGTCAAGAAGAAGCAGAGAAATTATTGAAACAACAAGAACAGCTTTTCGAGGAACTTCTCCAACTCCGTTTCAAAAACCAACAGGATGAAATCAACCTGATGAGAGAAGGCACGGAAAAGAAGTTGAAACAGATTGACCTTGATTATCAGAAACAGATTGATGCGATAAGAAAACAGGAGGAAGAATGGAGCAAAGCCGGTAACGGTAAGCTGACCGACAAGCAGGCACAGAAAATTTCAGAAGCTTATACCAATGCCGAAAGTATGAGAGATAAAGATATTTCCGATGTAACTGAAGGACAGCTGAAAGCCGAACAACAGGCTTTGAACGACTACTTGAAAGAATATGGCACGTTCCAGCAGCAGAAATTGGCTATCGCCCAAGAGTATGCGGAAAAAATAAGGAAAGCACAGGAAGAAAACGGTGTTAATAGTGCACAAGTAAAGTTACTGGAGAAACAACGTGATGTTGCCATACAGAACAAGGAAACAGAAGCCATAAAAGCCAATATAGATTGGGTTACTGTGTTCGGTGAGTTTGGTTCCATGTTTTCCGACATGATAAAGCCTGCCTTGGACGAAGCGAAAAAATATGTACGGACTGACAAGTTCAAGAACTCCGATCAGGCAAGCCAAAAATCATTGATTGACGCCATCAGCCAGATGGAAAAGTCTTTGGGTGGTACAAGTGGAGTCAACTTCAAGAAACTTGGAGAGGATGTAAAAGCCTATCAAATAGCAGAACAGAATCGTATCAGTGCCATAGGGATTGAAACAGCTGCTTTGGAAAGACTAAAGAAATCACAGGATGATTACACCAAAGCGCAGAAGGGCGGAACGGAAAGTGAGAAACAAGCCGCAGCAAACGCTCTTGAAACAGCACGGCAGAATGCTGACATTGCATCCGCCAATGTGAAGACACAGACTGATATCGCCAATCAGGCCCAGCGTAATGTGACTGATACTGCCACCATACTGAAAGCAAGCATGGAAAATTTGTTGGGAGGCTTGCAGCAGATTTCATCCGGTGGATTGTATAACGCATATAGCGGAATTATCAAAACCGTGAACGGATTCAAGGATGTCATAGGAAAAACGTCAGAATCTCTTAAGGAGGTCCCCATTGTCGGATGGATTCTGTCCATCATTGACGTACTCAAAGACGGATTAAGTGATCTTGTCGGTGGTCTGCTTGATGCTGTTCTGAACGCTGTCAGTAGAATTATCGGTGATGTCTTGTCAGGGGATTTGTTTGTCACAATCGGCAAGTCATTGAGGAACGGCATAGGAAACATCCTGAACGCAATCTCATTCGGAGGCTTCAACTCCTTGTTTGGAATAGGTGGAAACGCCAAGGAAGTACAGGAAACGATAGACAGGCTGACGGACAGGAATGGAACTTTGCAAACGGCCATCGAGGATCTGACTGACGAGATGAAGGCAAGCAAGGGAATGAAATCGGTTGAATCTTACAGGGAAGCTGTAAAGTATCAGGAGGAAGTCAATAAAAACTATCTGCAAATAGCAAAGGAGCAAGCCGGATATCATAAGAGCCACGGCAGCTGGCAGCATTATCTGAAATGGACGGATGAAATGCTGGAACACGCAAGAAAAGCTACCGGCATGCAGGATTTCTCCGGCACCGATTCCTTGTGGAATCTGACCCCCGAACAGATGAAGGCTCTACGGTCGGACGTATGGTTATGGGATATCATGGAATCTTCCGGTAAGGGAGGTTACGGTGAGCGTGTTACCGACAAGCTGGATGATTATATAGAGCAGGCAGGAAAACTGGAAGAACTGACCGACAGTCTTTATGAGGGCCTGATCGGAATGTCATTCGATTCCATGTATGACAGTTTTATAAGCAGTCTGATGGATATGGAGAAGAGTGCGGAGGATTTTGCTGATGACATATCCAAATATTTCATGCAGGCGATGCTGTCAAATGCCATCGGTGAACAGTTTAGTGACAAACTGAGGACATGGTATGATAAATTCGGTGAAGCCATGAAGGATGATGGTACGCTTGATAATAATGAGCGTAAGGAGCTGATGGATGAATACATGGGTTATGTGGACGAAGCCATGAAGCTCCGTGACGAGCTTGCCGCAGCAACCGGATATGACAAGATTTCGCAAGAATCAACATCCCAGTCAGCTTCATCCAAAGGTTTTCAGGCAATGAGTCAAGATACCGGCGAAGAGTTGAACGGGCGGTTTACAGCATTGCAGATTGCAGGAGAAGAGATAAAGAATCAGAATATTATTCAATCTCAATCACTTAATCTACTGACAGTAAAAGCAGATGCTCTACTTTCCATAAATACGGAAACAAGGAATATCGCTGATGATACGCGAGATTTGATAGCACAATCTTATCTTGAATTGGTACAGATTTCAGAAAATACAGGGGCAATCGTCAAACCTATTCAACAGATGCAAAGAGATATAGCAGAAGTTAAAAAGAATACAGCAAAATTATAGTCTATGGATGAATTATTAATTAATGGCGAAAACGCTTATACAACATGGGGTGTGAGAATGGGAGAGGGGTTTCTTGATGTTATTGGGGCATCCGCTTCCATGAAGGATTTTATTGAGAACAAAAGCCGACTTGAACATGGGAAACGGGTAATAATCAATAATCCTAAAGTCGATGAGAGGGAAATAACTCTTTCGTTCACTATCGAGAGTAATTCTCAGTCTGATTATCAAGCAAAGAAGAAAGCTTTCTTTGATGAGCTGTATAAAGGTGTGGTTGATATTCAGATTCCTGCTAATAGTAGCGAGGTTTACCATCTTATTTATACTGGCAAGAGTGTCACTTACGCACAGAGTTTAGACCGAACTTTCGGAAAAATTTCAGCCAAGTTTAACGAGCCAAATCCGGCAAACAGAAGCTAATTCACGACATTGGTTTTATTGTCGTGTATGTGAGTGCTCAAAATTGGGCACTCTTTTTTTTATCCCCGAACTTTGAAGACATGGAACAAATCGACATCAAAGACATATCCGGTGCTATCCTGCTTACAACTTTGATCAATGAAGGCTGCAAGCGTAAGTTCACTCTGATGAAGGAGGACTACATCATGTTAAAGTTCTCCTTAGAGAATCCCATATATTTCAAACTTGGCTCATACGTGGAATGTAACTTCGGATTGTTCGAGGTGTGCGACTTGCAGAAGCCCGCATTCAACACCAATACCGCCGGCTACGATTACGAATTAAGACTTGACGCCTACTACTGGAAATGGAAAAACAAAATCTTCAAATATACCCCGGAGACGACCGGACAGGAGGCGTCCTGGAACCTGACCGCTCCGCTTGACGTACAAGCCGGTATAGTCCTTAGAAATTTGAAAGCTCTTGGTTACACATACAAAGGACAGGATTTTGTTTTCTCCATTGACAGCACTGTAGAGAATAAGGCACTACTGATGACTTATGACAACATCAACATCCTTGACGCCTGCTTCTCTATGGCAAAGAAATGGGATTGCGAATGCTGGGTGACTGAAAACATCATCCATTTCGGGCGTTGTGAGTCCGGCGATGCGGTGATTTTCGAGATCGGGAAAAACGTGCAGGAAATGTCACAGTCAGAATCCCGGTCCACCTATGCCACCCGTATCTACGCTTTCGGCTCAACAAAGAATATCCCATCTGACTACCGTCCGGTTGATGAGACCGTGGTTGTGAACGGCGTGGTGCAAAAACGCTTAATGCTTCCCGAAGGCACTCCTTACATTGACGCTTATCCTGATATGACTACCGAGGAAGCCGTCGAGCAGGTGGTTATCTTCGATGAAGTCTATCCTCGAAGAACAGGCATCATGTCGGATGTCACCACTATCGAAGTGACGGACAAGGTGGAGAATGAGGACGGCACAACCACCGAGGAAAAATGGAATGCCTACCGCTTTAGGGACACGGGTGTTAACTTTTCCGAGAAATATATCCTCCCCGGTCAGGAGCTGAGGATACGTTTCGCGTCCGGGCTTCTCAACGGTTTGGAGTTCGCCGTGAAGTTCAATCCTGAGGGAAAGCCGGAGAAATTGGAGGATGGCGGATGGAACCCTGAGGCACAGCTTTGGGAGATAGTCAGGAATGAGGACTATGGCAGACCGCTTCCCGGTGATGTGCTCTTTCCCCAGGATGGAGATGAATATGTGCTTTCCGGCTGGGACAGCACGAAAATAACCGAACTGGGGCTTGTGGGTGCCGCCGAGCAGGAGTTGAAGGAAAAGACTGAAAAGTACGCTGCCAAATCCAAGATAGACCCGAGTACCTATGGCTGCACGATGATGTCAAATGACGCATACCGTGAGGATGGCGTTCATAATTTCTATGGCATCGGTCAAAAGGTCAACCTTATCAACAAGGCTTATTTCGAGAACGGAAGACAGTCAAGGGTTATCGGATTTGAATTCAATCTTGACTATTCCTTTGACTCACCTGTTTATACTGTCGGGGAAACCACCGCCTATTCCCGTATCGGGGAGCTGGAGGAAAAGGTTGAGAGCCTTACCCTGAAGGGACAGACCTATACGGGCGGTGGTGGCAGCGGTGTGTATGTGATCGGAAGCCACGACTCCACCCCTGCGACAGACCATAACGTGTATTCCGCATTGCGCTCCTTAGTAATGTTCCTTCGTAAGGATCAAGCGGACGGAACAAATTTCTTATTGAAGTTCGGCAAGTTCATCGACTCCATGATTGCCGGTAAAGGTGCCGGTATCTATCCTGACGGGCGCGGTCAGTTCGAGCGTCTTGAGGTACGCGGCTCCGCAGTGTTCAAGGAAATCATCTATAACCGTCTGAACGCACAGGAAGGCGACACCTCATATTCCGAGAACGGAGTCATTGAGTCCGTGGCTTTAGAGAGCGACGGAACTTATACCCTGAAATTGCGCAAGCGCTGGGAGAATGACTTCACCGCATTCCAGGAGGGTGATATAGTGTACGGGATTGTAAACAACCTCTTTTCAACGGGGGAGTATTACGCCTCGTGGATGCGCGTGCTGTCCAAGAATGTCCCGGCCAACTCCATCTCGGTGTTGTCATACCCGGACAGTGAGGTGCCGGGCGGTAAAAACTATCCTCCCACAGAGTTGACGATCATTACCAGAAGAGGAAACGCCTTCAATGAGGACAGGCAAAGCTACTGGTATTTGTCCGCCACCACGGATAAATGTCTTGTCTGGCTGGAAGGAGTAACGAAGCCTGTCTTGGAACAGAACAACTATTACATGATATTGGGGCGTTTGCCCAATTTGGATTTGTTTGACAATCTCCCCGTCAACTATAAGCACTCGTACATATTCGCCCGTGCCGGCATCTTCGGTGAACTTTACCGGGTGGACTGGCAGGGACTGCCCGTACAGGAACTGGTGGACCGTGGCTTTTGGTCGGCCGAAGTCGCGTCCTCTGACAATCCTTACACCAATACGCAGGAGCGGGCGGACACGGTTTGGCACTACGGCTGCAAATGGAAGTGCCTGATGACGGGAACAGCCGACGAACCGCAATATGCGGCGGCCGGATGGGCGATGCTGGAAGGGAACCCGGAATTTACGATAGAGATCGGCAGCACAAAGGGGTGGTATTTTGATATCGAGACTTTTTCCACAACGCTATATATTACCGGCAAGCTGTACAACCGTGACGTGACAGATCATATACTTGACGCTGATGTGAGCTGGACGCGTGATACCGGGAATGTATCAGAAGATAACGCATGGGCGGTGAAGCGTGCCGGCGCCGGGAAAAATCTTCCTCTGACGATAGATGATCTCGGACCGAATTATACCAACATGCGGGTGTGTACGTTTAAAGCACAGGCGTTATTGCGTGACGGGCAGCAGTTTGAAGTGGCGGAGAATTTTGTAACATTTTAAAATGGTTTTATACAATGGCAACAAAGCAACGAAAAATAGAAATCAACTACCGGCTGTTACAAACCAGTTGTAACATCGAGGTGGTGGGCAGCGTGCCGGACATGCAGGTCTACCAGGCTGACAAAGCTGAATACACTCCGGACTATACGCTGACACCGCTGGTCCTGTTTCCGCGGTGCAACGCCACCGATCCGGAAGCGGTGACTAAAATCGGGGCGGTCAACTCCAGGCTGACCAACATGAAGTGGTACGAGCGCATCGGAACCACACGCACACTTATCACATCGACAAACACAGGCTACAGCATTACGGAGTCCGGTGACAGCAAGGGACAGATCACAATGAAAAAAAATGTCACCGTCCTAAAACCCGTCACGCTGGAGTTTTACGCGGAATATGCCGACACACGTACCGGACAGCTGTTTACTTTTCAGATGAGCCGTCTTGTCCGCGCGGTTGACGGTACGGATGCGATCCCCGTATTGACGATAGACAGCCCGTCCACGCTGGACTGGAACCCGGTGCGTGACATCACCGCACAGACCATCACGGCCAAACTGATGGTAGGCGACACGGACGTGACGGCTACGGGCAAATGCAAGTTCTTCTGGTACCGTCTGTTGTCTACGGGAGCGCTGGAGGCGATAACCACAGGAGCGGGTGACAACGACTGGGAGTTTGTATCACTGAACAAGAATGTATATAAGATTGACCGCAATTATATAGGTGATGACATCACGATTGTCTGCAAAGCCACCTATGCGGCTTCCGGGACTCCGGCATCAACCCCGGGCATATCGGACCCGGCAGTCTCTACGGTGATACGCCGCAGGATTCCGAAGATTGAAGCCGACTGGGAGGGCGTACCTACGGGTGTTCCGGATGGGACTTACGTCATCTTTCCCAGACCCGTCATTCGGGATACCATGGGGGTTATCCCGAATCCGTCCGCCATGTTTAACTGCCACTGGTACGTCAAGAAGAGCGGAGATGCCGGATATGCCAAGGTTGCCGACGGATACTCTCCCAGGATACCTTTCAGCAACGGCATGATGTTAAAGCTGGAGGTGGAGGACAGAGGCCCTTACGTGGCGCTGACACAAGGCGGCAAGGTGCTCACACAGGGGGGCAAGGCGGTAGTAGTAAGAAAATTTGGATAACATTAAAAACAATAGTAGTATGGCATTTTACATTAAAGTAACGAAGGAGGTTGCCGACCGGTTGCATCTGACCGATATCCGCAACAGGACAGCGGATGGCAATGTATTATTGTGGCAGGCGGACGTGGCACGTTTCCCCGGCGACACGGTATTTGACAGGGCCAAGGAAGCGGGCGGCATCTGCCTGACCCCGCAGGCAGCGAAAGAAGAGATAGACGGTACGGACCATCCCGTCGAAGTATTCACACCTGCCTCTTGGGGGGAGGACAACACCGAAAGCTCCGAAGGCACGGATAGTACGGGAACGACCGGGGAAGGAGGAGCGTCATGAGTTTGGCCAGCGCGACCGGACAGGTCATATTTTCGCAAAAGGGCGGCGTATACATGCCTGCCATCCAGTGTAACCAGGGAGATCTGTATCAGGAGTATATGGGCGAAGCGTCCGCGCCGACGAACATCGCACCGGATTTCGCTTCGCTCAAGCCCGTCTTGTCCTTCATTCTCACCTCTTCGCGGGTGGCGGAAGGGCTGGTGGTCCCTTCCTCCATGAAATGGTATTTCAATGATGTCGAGATCAAGTTCTCGGGCAATGTTTCCACCAACACGTTTGGCGGTGAGACGGGACATTTCAAGTTTATCCCTTACCAGCCCGGTACGACGGATTACTACGGATTGCAGATCGTCAAGAATCTGGTCAAGGCGAGCGGAGCGGCCTCTTGTACCATCAAGGGGGAAGCTACCGTGACGATAGGGAATACCAGCGACACCGTCCAGTTCGTCTATAGCATCCCCATCACCAAGGGGGTCGGAAACCAAAAGCATGTGACGATCATTGCCGGTGACAACAAGTATTTTACCCTTCGGGACAAAGGGCAGAGCTGCATTCTGAAAGCCGTAGCGCGCATGGGCAGTGACGAGATCACTACCGGACTGGCGTACAAGTGGTACAACCAGGTCAACGGTGCGTGGAGCGTGCTGAGCGGAAAGACCACACAGACATTGACCGTCACCAACGATATGGTTGACACGACAGGTGTGTTCAAGGCGGAGGTGTACCAGGGCGGCAAGCTCATCGGTCAGGACACGCAGTCCGTAATGGATGCGTCCGATCCGTTTGATTTGATCCTGAATCCCACGCCCGAGGACGAGACCATCCGGGAAAGTGGTGACACGGTGGTCTATAAGCCCATTCTGGTCAAGCGTGGAAGTACCACCAAGTACAAGGACATGACTTTCTATTTCGTGTTCATGGACAGTGCAGGAGTAGTCCTTAACCCGTCTACTTCCGGTACAGCAGCCACTTCCGGCACGTGTACTTGGGACATGTGCCAGCAGGCAGGAGGCAACGTGGCATGGACCATCACAACCAAGGAATAAGGAGGTGATATGCCGTTGGTGACTAGAACCGGACAGGTCAGTTTTGCTCCAAAAGGTGACAAGGGAGATAAGGGAGCGCGCATGCGTATGCGTGTATGGGGGGCGTCTGTGTCTTACCTGGAGGGCAAGCAAGGGCAGCAGTTTTACGACATTGTACTTTATGACAACCTGCTGTACCTGTGCATCCGTTCGCATACGTCGGTTTCGACGGAAACCCCCAAACAGAATGTGGCTTCGGGAAAAATAAAATACTGGGAAGTAGCACAGAGCTGGACTTTTATCGCCACCAAGCTGTTGTTGACCGAGAAGATCAAGGCGTCCATGATTGATGCGGACGGTATCAGGGCGGTCAATGTGGACATCAGCGGAAAAATCACGGCGGATAGCGGACGTATCGGTCCGTTTTCCATAGATTCCGGCATGTTGTCCTCAAAAACTCTTTATGAGGGGACGGATTCCCATGTCGGTTTCAACCTGTCTGCCGGACAGATAGAGTTTTATAACGAAAGGACATTTGCACGTGTAAAAATCGGAGGGAACACGAAATTTGTCACAATCGAAGGGATATCGTATGATGCCGGAATTGACATACAGAGTCCGAATGCCATGATCGGGATGCACATCAAGACCCTGAGCATTCCTCTGTTCGTGGAGGGGGGTAACATTTTCCTTCATCCGAACAATGACAGTTATGTGTCTCTTCATGGCATAGTGGGGAACTGGAGGAACATATCCGTCAGCACTTCCCTGAATAACAATGATGACAATGTGATGTTTATTAATACGGGTAATATAGAAGTGACACTTCCTCCGGATGTTCCGGGACATACCATATACTTCAAACGTATGAGCGGCGGGGTAAGACTGACAGGCGGGCGCATCCTGCCTGCCCCCGGAGGAAAAGAGATGTCCTCCATTGATCTGGATTATGCGTCCGGATTCGTTAAATGTATGGGCAATTATTGGGTTATGTTTTATTGCGGATAACAGTATTTAATTAAGAATATTATGAAAGTTGATTTTACAAAATTTCCCCTGTTCACGGGGATAGACAGACAGGATATGGTGATAGCGGATATCCGTAAGGATATTGCTGACGGCATTTACAGGAACGTGCCCGGTCTTCCGGCGCACGTGCTTGCGGAGAAGATCTATCGGAACGAGCTTGTGGAGCTTGCCGATGACGAGATTCATATACTTGACCTCTACACTTCCGCTTCGGTGGGGCAGCTCGCCGACTCATGGCAGGATTATAAGAAAAACAATTTGGAAACTGGTAAATAAAAAATATTATGGAAAAGATGGAATTAAGTGAGGCGTTGAAAGCCAATGCCTCAGTACTGGAAGA